CGATGTACGCATCGAAAGACAGGACGGCGTCACGACCGCAAGCGGAGGCAGTCCCACCGTCGTCGAGCCATGGATCTTGGACCCTGAGCGGCTCTCGCCTACGGGCTACAGCTACGCACTCGACGGGTAGGTCGCTTCAGGGCCCGCTCCCGGCGGCTTGAATCCGATTAGCTTCTGACCATGACGTACTCGATGTGAGCCGTGCGGCGGCTCCCGTTGTAGATCCTGGGCTCCCCATCTACTGCGTATCGCCGGCCTTGCCACTCCACGGCGCTTCGCGCGCCGAGCAGATCGGGATGGCCGATCAGCCGCAATCGGTACTTCGACGTGGTGCCCTCGTCGCCCTCGGTGGACGACAACGGTTGCACGACGGCGCGGGTCACGACACCGACCGTGCCGGGCTTCGTGATCGTGTTGCCGTCAGAGTCGGTCGTGGCGACCTCCGGGAAGATGGTGACGGTTTCGTTTCCACGTCGGAGAAGGCTCATCGGGCCCCCAACAGAGGGGCGATGGAGAACATTCTGCTGGGCCGGATGCCCAGCGTCAGCCACTCCTCGGGAAGGATGCGGAGGCTGTTGTCGGCAACCTCTTTGGCCAGTTGGTACCCGTAGTTGCCATCGTTCTCGGCCCGCAGACCCTCGGGATTGCGGACCACGCGGTAGACGGCCTCGGCCTCGATGTCGGACACGTCGGCCGCGTCCAGGACGCCGGCCTCAATCCGCGAGTGCAAATCAGGGATCCTGCGGAGGATCATCCGCTCGGCCTGGGCCAGGCGGCGCTCTACTAGCGCCGTCTCCTCGGTGCTGGGTTCCTTTGCGAGCAAAGTCTTTACGTCGTTGGCGGTTGCGTAGGTCAACGGACGACCCTCTTCTCTAGTTGGTCTAGTAGTGCGGCGGTTGCCGGGTTGGTGAGCTGCCCAGCGGCTTGCCTGGTTCTCATGTCGTGCAGGAAGTCCGCGTGCGAGCGCGGATCGGTCTGTGTGAGTTGGCGTTTGAGCATGTCGATCATGGTCGTCGTCGGCTGCTTCCGAGCCGACGTGCGTTTAAGCCTCTTGGTCGGGCGACCGGATCTAGTCATCGGTCGCATCCGCGAAGTTCATCCGGCCCAGGAGTTGGGCCAGGAGCCCGCGCTGAACGCGGGCCTCGGAGATGAACGGGGAGATGACCGGCTGGCCCATGCTGCCCTTGACGGTCAGCGGCCCCTCGGCGGCTGCCTCGTCCAGCTCGGCGATCTGATCAGCCGTCTTGCACGCCTGAAACAGCAGTTCGAGCCTGTCTGGCTCGCCTTCTAGGTCGAACTCTGACGTGATTTTCCGCCATAGTTTGCGGCCGTCTGCCTGCAGACCCACTGGTGAGCGCATGTTTCGTGTTCCTAACTGACTCTCGAAAAATAGGGGTTTATGGTTCGCCCGATGGCTCACCCGCATTACGACCCGGTCGTGAAGGGGGGCGTGGGGGTAACCCCCCTGGGGTCCGATTTATTTGCCATTCGATGCTCGTTGACGCTGGGCTATTCCGGTGCGCCATTAACGACCGGCAATGCGTTATAAAGAGGCACATGGACGTTCCGTTGCATCACGCACTTCTCGATAAGATCTCGCGAGATTTAGCCGAGGAGTACGAACGCATACAGGCCGAGCTGGCGGGCAAGCCCGAGAACATTCAGCTAAGTGGCTTTTTGGCGGAAGCTGTGTGGAAGCGGCTTCTCAACCCGTGGATCCCACCTCTGTACGATTTTGAGCCCCGGCGTCACCTGTTGTACGAGCTGCCGGTCGACGGCAAGTCCAGATCCCCAGAGATTGACTTAATCCTTTTTCATCCCTCGTATCCAGAGCGTTTGCGTCTCGAGCATGAGGTGCTGATTTCGGGTGTTGTCGGGGCGTTCAGCGTCAAGCTGACACTCACGCCGGATGGCTTGTGGGAAGCGATCGAAACGGCCGCTCAGCTCAGGCGCGGGCTGAAGGCGCGTGTGCCCGAGCCTATCGGCGACCTAGTATCTCCACTCATCACAGGAGTGCTCGCTCAATCTCACCGCGGATTCGGAAAAGCGCCTGAGGAGAAGGTGCGAGAGATTCTGCACGAGGCAGCCCACAAGTTGGATGGATCGGGCGCGCCAGACGACATCGGCGAATACATCTCGGCTCAACTCACCAATCATCCACGTAATGAACTTGACTTCGTGTGCATCGCGGACCTGAACTGTTGGCGTCGTCACCCAATGGTCATGTGGCGTAACCCATTACTGGGCTGGGCTAAGGATGACGACATGTTTTTCGCATCCTGGACCGCGCGAATGCCGCTAGAGGATGGCGAAGCACGTCGTCTTGCAGAGCCAATAACGATTCTGATCAGTGAGCTTTGGCAGAAGCTTGCTCGTCGTGATCCCATGCTCAAGGCGACAGCCGATGGATTTCGCATGACGGATACGCCGGGGTCCGGTGCGGGACAGATCAATCCGAAGTCGCTAAGGCCACTTGTCCACACTGACACTTATGCGGGGATGCGGGCTAATCCGAGTCACAGTGTGGACGGCTGAATCGCTCGCCGATTTTGGAGGTTGCGGGAGACGCTTTAACTACAATCTGTACAGCGATGCCTCCGGCGGCGGGAGTGGCGTTTCCGGGCCACCCCCGCCGGTTCTCGAGTAGATCAGGCTGCGTCGTGAAGACGGACAACCGACTGCGGGTGCAGGAATGCGAACCCGACGCGAGCGATGCCACGAACGTCGATGGCGTCCTGGCGCGGAACGTCGAACGTCCGCATCTCCGTGCCCTGTCGGAGCACGACCTTTGTCCGGGTGGAGTCGATGCCCCACGCCTTCGTGGCCGCGTCGACCTTCGGATCGGTCAGCACTCGAATGCCCGCGATGAACGCGCCGTCGGTGGTGCGCTGAAGCAGGCGCTCGTTCGAGCCGGTGCCCTTCTTGAGCTTCGACAGCACCTTCGCGGTGTCGGGGTGCATGATCCAGCGGTCGATGTTCGCGCCGACCGCCTCTGCGGCGAAGATCGCGTCGATGAACGGATCCTCGTTGGCGATGGTGGCTCCGGTGTCCACCACGGTCGATGCGACCGACAGCAGACCGCTATTCGCCTTCGGCGTGGTGTCCGCGAGGAACGCCGCGTCGATCTTCTGGGCGATGTCGTTGGCCAGGCCCGCAGCGGCTGCGTCGGCGATCTCCGGGTCGGTGTCGTTCTTGATCTCGTTGGACAGCGTCGTGATGCCGCCAACCTTCGACGGGGTGCAGGTGACCGAGCCGGTAGCGCCGTCGGCCGGGACGATGACCTCCAGCTCATCGAGCCACGCCGCGCTCGGGTCGGCGTTCCACAGCGGGAACTGGACACGGACTTTGTCGGTCCCGAACAGGCTCGCGGCCTGGAAAGCGGTCGAACGGGCCTGGATGGCCTTGTTCAGAACCTTGCCGAAGTCTTCGGGAGTCCAGGCGTCGGCGGTGGTGGAGTGCTGCATTGCCATGAGTATTTCCTTCGATAGTTGTTGTGCTGCAACAGAAAAAGCCGGTCACAGACCGGCCCTCAGGAGGTGCCTCACAGAGGCGTTATTCGAGCGAGCCGCCACAGACGGCGCGCTCAGAGATCAGGTGGCCGAGATCTTGAACAGGTCGGCCGCGGTCGGCTCACGCCTAGCGGGGAGCCTCCCACCGAGACCCACGCTCGGGTCGTACGCGGGAGCTGGCCTCCGCAGACCGGGCCTCTCGGCCAGGACGGCGACGACGTCAGCGGCCACCTTCTCGGCGTCCACCTCCCCGTCCTCGGTCAGGTAGTCGGCCAGCTCGTTGCCCGACAGCGAGAACAGATCCGCCGGGTGGCTCAGGCCATCGGCTGCGAGCCGCTCGACCTCCGCTCGCTGGTACCGCTCGACTCGCTGGGCCAGGGCGTCACGTTCGGTTCTGGCCTCGTTCCGCTCCACGCGGTAGCGGGCCTCCTTATTGCCCTTCTGGGGGGCGTCGGGATTCCCGACTCCCTCGTGGGCCTCGTCGGTGGTCGAGCTTGAGGCGTCAACCTCGGTGGTTTCGGTGGCGGTCATGCTGCGTTCTCCTGGGGGGTGGTGGGCGTGCTCTGAGAGCACCGGTCCGGGGTCACAGGCCACGATGAGCTAGGGGTTACGGCCTCCCGTGGGTGCAAGGGCTGGCCCTCCCGCAGAACGGGGTTCAGCGGGCGTGCAACTGCCCCTAGTCGCCAGCTCCCATCGGCGGGAGCCTGGCCGTGCCTGCCGGCGCACTTCGCGTCGGTGGCGTGGCACGTCGGGCACAGCCCCGGCTCGGTGCCGGTGTAGGCGCAATGGCGGTGCCGTGGGCAGTCGGTCATTCGCAGCGACCGGTGATCACGTCAAGCAGCTCCCACGCGGTGATCGTGGCGTCGGTGAGCAGATGGCCCGTGCCATCGGCCAGCCTGATCGCGGCCTCGGGGCCGACCTCAAACGTCTTCGGCTCCCCGCCGAACAACGCGGCGGCTAGGACGGCTCGCTCGAGCGGGTTGTGATCGGTCATGTGTTTGTCTCTCCTCCTGGTGATGGTCTCGGCGGCTGCCGATCCCGGATACAGCTCGAGCCCCGGCTGTAGGGCCAGGGCTCGCGGTTGGTGCGGTTGCGGGTCAATCGACCCAGAACGGCCTGTGCGCTCGGATCCGCTGCGCCTTCGCGCTCATGTCCGTGTCCCGGTCGCCGTAGTGCGACCAGTCGTCGCCGGCGTATGCCGGTTCCTCGCGTGCGTGATGACGTTCGCCCTCATCGGCGAACGGATCATCCGACCAGGGGGCTGGTCGGCTTGCGGTTGCCGGTTGAAAGGCAACCCCTAAGGAGGGGCCTCCTCGGCCCCGACCATCGGCACCGTTGTTCGGTGCCTCTGATCCCTCAACCGCTACATGGAACTTCTCTTGAGGAGAAGTTCCAGAAGCAGTAGGGCGTGCATCTGCGCCCGGTAGTAGCCGGGCGTCTGCGCCCGGTTGGAGTGAGTAACCAGGCATCTGCGCCCGGTTAGGGCCCGGGTGTCTAACCGTGCGTATTTGCACGGTCGCAGTGTCCGCATCGTCGGTGTTCAACCGGGCGTCTGCGCCCGGTTGGGGATAGGTCAGCCGGTACTCGCTGGCGCGGCCAGCTCGGCCACGCTTGGTCACCACAAGCCATCCCGCATCCGCGTTCTTCCTGATCTGGCGGCGGACGTTCGACTCATCTAGGCCGGTGTCTCGGGCAAGGGTCCCCTGGGAGACCCAGCCTGCGAGGGTGTGGTTGTTCATGTAGGTGCGGATGACGTTCACGACGGCTCGCGGCAGCTTGCCGTCCCCGTTGCGGTTGTACGCCTGATCCCACCTGAGGATCTCGAGCTGGCTCACTTGCTGGCCTCCAGCTCGGCGCGGAGCTGAGCTACCTCGATGCGAAGCGCGTTGCGCTCTACGCGGTTCTTCCCGTTCTCTTGGCGTAGGCGGGCAATGGTCTTCTCCCAATGCTTCGGTAGTTCGTCCAGCTCGGCCTGAGGGCTGATGCCGTTGCCCTTCAGCCGCGATCGCAGTTCGTGGTTTTCCGAGCGGAGCCGTTGAATCCGCTCCTGCCAGTAGTCGGGCAGCTCCGGGAGCTGCGCGGTCTGGTCGATCATGGGGTTACCTCCTGTGGGTTGATTGCCTGCCACCTGGGCTGGGCAATGGGACGCAACCGCGTGGGTGCGGTCGTGTTCGTCCGTCTCCGTTGTGGGGACGGCGGTTCAGAGGCTTAGCGCGGCCTCGATGGCGGTGAGCCTGCGGCGGGCGTCTCGGCACCGAGCGCCGTAGCGGCGCTGGTTCGCTCGAGCGCACTGGGCGCAGCCGCCGTTGGCTCGGCGGTCCTGGGACGACTTGATGAGATGCCGCCCGCTGCGGCATGGAGTTGCTTCTGGCATTCGGCGGACCTCCGTTCAGAGTTTTCGATAGGTGCATCGGTGAGTGGCTAAAAGAGAGCCCCCGGTCGGTCTCATGGACTCGACCGGGGACGCTTCACCCTCCAACCAACCCGCCTGACAGAGCAGGCGGCTCACACCGCTGGGCAGGAAGGCCAGCGGGAAGTTTCATGACGGCCAGGAGGGGAGAGAGCCTGGACTGGCCGTCATCGGGTGCTGGGGAAGGCACCCGCGGTGGCGCTCACCCGCGGGGAGCAGCGCACACGTATGCCGAGACTTCTTCGTCCCCGCTCACTATCTAATGTTGTAACTCTTAACAACATCGCAGGTCAGAACCGCTCGCGGAACTCGAAGTCTCGCTTCCGCGAGAACGGATCACGTCGGAGCCGTGCCACTCCTCGGCGCGCCTGGTCGGCGCGCTCTTGCTCCCGTCGCTCACGACAACCAGCGCAATACTTCGGCCACCGGCCTCTCGGTCCGGGGTTTCCTCGTCCTCGAAACTCCGGGGTCGACGCGTCACGTGCGGAGTAGATCCAGCAGCCGCAGTCGCACTGGCCGAACCATGACCTGGTTCCTCGCATCTCCACGCAGGTACCTCCCTGCACCTCCCACCGCTTCACCGTCGTCCCGTTTGGGTTCCTGGTGTCCTGCTGCGGCTTGTACATCTGCTTCTGCCCGTACTCCTCGGTCAGCTTGTATCTGCTGAACGGGAGCCTCGGCATACCAGTCGGGTTGTGCAGCGTCATGCCGCCGCTGGCGAAGTCGTCGTAATCGAGATCCATGCTCACGCCACCGCCACGTAGCTGGCATTCCTGGCCGCTGGCGGAACGTAAACCGACATCTCGACCTCTCCACCCATCCAAACGGCATCCTCAAACGTCTCTCGGGCTGCCAGGACGAGCCCGTGGTCAGCGATGAACTGCCGGACCGGCGCGTACATCCGCTTGCTTTCCGTGACCAACGGACTCCGCAGTACCTCCAGCCGGTGAGCGTCTCCGTGCGCGATCAACCAGCACGGGCGGTCCACCCCGAAGGGCGGGGAGGCGGTTGACGCCGCCTCCCCGATCCCTGTCATCAGCCGTTCCAGCTGGTCGACACGGCCTTGCCGCTCCTGAGTTCGGCTAGTTCATCTATCCCGAAGATCTCGGTCAGCGCCGCTACCTGTTCGTTCGTCGGCTGCCAGGGTGCACCGTCTTCGTAAAACACGTTGTTGACCAGCAGGTTCAACACCTCATGGCGTTTCGGGCTCGCGCCCCGGTTGACCTGAATCTCCTTGTTGTAGCTAGGCATTTGATCTCTTCCTTTGGTTGTTCGGTTGGCCCGGCCAGGCCGTCGTCGTCGCTGACAATCGCCAAGGTACGTGTGTCTAACCGCTCTGTCAAACTAGTTAAGCCTGCTAGTGTGGCGACATGGAGAAATGGCAGGTCAACCGGGATCAGTACTCGGTGACGGTGGACCTGGGGCCTAACAGCGAATGGGTCGCGGAGATGCAATGGCCCGAAGGCGAGACGCAAGGTGGTCCGGCAGTTTTGGTCATCTACCCGTCCGACCCCGACACCCGCCCGCCGGGCGGACTTTCGCAAACGGTGTTGCGTGACGTGGACTTCGGCTACGCGCGCGACCGACTACGGGCGTCGCTGTCCAACTCGAAGCGGTGGGAGAACGCAAGGCAGCGCAGCGAGGACACGCTCTCCTCGCTGCTGATCGAGCACGCGGGCGGTGCCATAACGCAGGAGTATCTTGCTCTGCTGTCGCGTGTGTACGTCGGTGCAGTGAAGAACGGGCAAGACAAGCCGTTAGACCACCTGGCGGCGATCACCGGCAACTCCCCAGCGGCCATCAAGAATCACCTGTGGCAGGCCACCCGAAAAGGGCTGCTCGAGCGGTCGCCAGGGCGCGCTGGCGGACACCTCACCGACAAGGGGAGGGAGGTCCTCGCGACTCTGGCCCCAGCAGAAGACGAGTTGACGATCGCCGTCGAGATGCCGCCCCGCGTAATCGAAGACAAGCCGAAACGGCGGCGTCCGCCGAAGGCGATTACCTCGCGAGCCAAAACCTGACAGCTTCTTGCCGTCGTAGGGTAATCGGATGACCTTGCAGCTCTGCCTGGCCCAGTGCCCTGAGGCGGATCAACTTTTGTCTGAAGAACCGTTCGCCCTGCTCGCGGGGATGTTGCTTGATCAACAGATACCCATGGAAGTCGCGTTCGCTGGCCCGAAGAAACTAGCCGATCGCCTAAGTCGTAATCGTGTCCCCACCTCTCAGCAGATACCGATGGAGGTCGCGTTCGCCGGGCCGCGCAAGATCGAAGAGCGCATCGGCGGAGTGGAAGCCCGCGAGATCGCCGACTACGACCCCGACGCCTTCATTGCGCTGTTTTCGGAAAGG